AATTTACTCTTTTTTCTTTTTTGTTAACTTGTTTCTTGTTTCCATGGCACTTTTCTCCTACACAGTAGAATTCTCGCTTTCACTGTGTCTAGTGTCTATTGTCTCGCCACCACCACTGGAATGGAAGCTCTCTACAAGGCAAAAACAGCAGCTATAAACTCTAAGAATATATAATAAAGATACAGTAAAGGAAAAGAGGTAGGATAAATGAAAAACAAGAAACAAGTTAACAAAAAAGAAAAAAGAGTAAATTTTTCAATAAAAGAAATAATAGAACGTGTAAAGTATTTAGATATTTATAAAAGTGATTTAAAATATAATGATTAATAATATAAAAGAGGTATTAAAAATGGAAAAAACATTGAAATTTATATTTAAAGTAGAAAAGGCTCAATATTAGGATGAAATAAAGGTTGAAGAATACGAAGATAATTTAGCAGATTATGGACTAGATTATAACAGTTATGATGACCCAGATATTATGTGGAATGATTTTTTAAACGCTGTAATTGATTATGATATAAAATATATCGAAGATAATTCAGATTATAATTATTATAACAATAAAGTTAAAGTAATAGATGAATTAGAAGAAATAATAAATATAGAATGTAATTAGTGAGGTGTAATAATATGAATTATGATAGAAAAGTATTGTATAAAAAACTTTATAAGACAATGGATAGATTTGATAATTTAGTGACTTATTTTGCTAGTGAAAAAGCAAATGGGAATTTTAAAAAATATATAAGTTATAGGGGCAAATATTATGATGATTTCTATGAAAATATATTAGAAAATTTCTTTGATGAAATAAGAGATAGAAGAAAAGATGATATATTACTAGAAAATGAAAAATTTATAAATAGATTACTTAATGACAATGGGAGATATTATTATAATATATTAAGTGATTTTGGAGCTTTGATAAAAAATGGATTTGATGAATTGACAAATGAAGAATTAATAGATTATACTAATTATGAAGAATTAGAAGATTTATTAGATAAAATGGAGGATTTTATAATAGATTTTGTAAATATAGAAAATGGTTATTATTAAAAATAATTATGTATTATAAATGGACTAAAAAAGATATTGATTTTATAAAAGGTGTATTAAAATCTAACTCAAATAAAAAATTTAATTATGTAATGAACATATTAAAAAAAGAAATAAATTTACCTTATAAAAATATAGCTAATAAAATAACTACAACAAGAGAATTGGAAGAGTTAAGATTAGAAAATAAAATTTTTAAACAAGGCGAAAAAGAAAAAATAAAAATTGAGTTAGGTTTTTATATAACACCATATGAAAATTTAAGTAAAAAGCTTGTTATAAATAAAGATTATTTATTTACAGAGTATACAGAAGAAACAAGGGGAAATGGTGATAATTATTATAAGAATAAAAGAGGTAAAATAATTGATTATAATAAAAGATTTATTATAGTAAAATATGATAATTATAAACGTTGTTATTTATGGAATACTTATAGTATAGACTGGAAAATAAGAGGTGTTAAAAGATGACAGATAATTATGATGATGAATTTGTTAAAGTATTAGGAAATTTTTTAAATTATTAGTTGAAAATATTGAGGAGGAAGAAGATATGAAATTTGAAGAACTAAAACAAAATGTAGAAGAATGGGCAAATGAAAAAGAATTAATTAAATTTGAAAATAGGTTCAAGCAATTTGAAAAAGTTGTTGAGGAAGTTTATGAGTTAAAAGAAGAAATAATAGAAGATAATTTAGATAATATGGAATTAGAGATGGGGGATTGTTTAGTTACTTTAATAATTTTATCAAAGCAGTTAGGAATTGATATTGTAGATTGTTTAGAACAAGCATATAATAAGATAAAATTTAGACGTGGTAAAACAATTGACGGCAAATTTATTAAGGAAGAAGATTTAAAAAAATTTGATTAATTGTAAATTATATTATATAATATAGGTGTAAATGAAATTGTTTTTTCATTTAATTTTCCTACATTATTTTTAGTGGTGGTTGGGAGGGATTGCAGATTTTTAGAAAGGATTAGAAAATGGGAGAATTAGACAAAAAAGAACAAGAAGATATTAAAAAAGATTATCAATCTATTCTTGATGAGGTTGTAGGCACTTTAAGTAGTAAAGATAGTAAAGAAATTGACACAGCAACTCAAAATTTAATTGATGTTAAAACATATATTGGAAGTTTTGAACAAACAAAAGATAGTTTAGAAAAAGAGATTTCACAATGTAACGAAGATATTATAAATTTGAGAAAAGCTAATAATCGATTAATGAGGCAAATAGCTATCAATGATACAAAAGATGATGATATAGAAAAAGAAAGCCAAAGGATTGATGATTTAAGTAACATATTTTAGAGGTTTTTTATGAAAATCACAAACATAATCATTATTTCTATATTAACTGGAATTAATGAAATAGAGAAACAATTTATTGTAGACAAAAAGTATATACCACTATTCTCACTATTTATGGGTATTATAATAACATTACTTACTTATGGTTATAGTGCAAATAATATTATTATAGGTATAATTAATGGTTTGAGTAGTTGTGGTTTATACAGTGGAGTCAAAAACACAATGGAGGTAATGAACAATGAAAATTAATTGGGGAGAACACGACCTAATTAGAAAGCAAAAATCACAAAATGAGTATAATCAACTACAAGAAACTGTTAATAGTTTGAATAACTCAATTAATGATTTTAGAAATGATGTTAACCAAAGATTTACTGATTATGATGGGAGAATTGAAACAATAGAAAGACGACCACAAACAGTGGTTGACACAGTAGAAGAAAGTACAACACAAGCACCAGACGTAACGGAAAATCAAGTTGAAGAAATTGTAAATACTGATGGAGAAGTTGAAGTGATTACAGAAGATACAGAAGTGGAGGACTTAGGTATAAATGAATAAAATAACTACTTATATGAAAAATCAAACTGGTAAAAATTATACAAACGCTGATTTGTTAAACTTTATCAGAAGTGAGGCAAGCGAAAGTTATCAAAGGGATATCCCTAGAATTAATACATTAACAAAAATTAATCATAATAATATACCATATGCAGCATATGAAATCCATCAAAACGAATTTTTTAATATTTTGATTAATAGGATTGGTATGACTGTAGTTAAGTCTTTATCTTGGACAAACCCATTGTCAATTTTTAAAACTGAAAATTTTGATTTTGGAGAAACTTACCAAGAAATTTACGTAGGATTAGCAGAGGCACAAAAATTTGATGCTAAAAGTGAAGAACACCCATATAAATTCTATGATACAGATATTAAAGCTTTTTATCACGATATCAACAGAGAAGATAAGTATATAAGAACAATTGAAAGAAGTTGGACACAAAAAGCTTTTGCTAATGAAAATTCTTTTGATAGTTTTATCGATAGAATGTTAACAAGTATTTTAGCAAGTGACCAACTAGACGAATACTCAAAAATTAAAGATATTATTACAAAATCTTTGACACCAGTTAAAGCATACGGGAAAACATTGTTGCCAAAGGCTACAAAAGTTAATACTACTAATAAAGATTGGTTAATAGATTTTAACAAAGATTTAATACAACGTGTAAATTTATTTAAGACACCATCAAAAACTAGATTTGAAAATCAAGCAGGTGTACCACAGGTCACAGATGAAGATGATATTTATTTGTTGGTATCGGCTAAATTATCAAGTGATTTAGATATGATGTTAGCTAACGCATTTAATATGAATAAAGCAAGCGTAATGGCTAAAAAAATAGTTGTAGATGATTTTGAAAGATATTTTGGAGAGGGAACATTTGAGGGAGCAAAACCCGTTGCCGTTTTACTATCAAAGAATACTTTAATATTAAAAGATAAATTATTTACAATGGTTAACCAATTTAACCCAAATACTTTATCTTATAACTATTATCTACACCATCACCAAATTATATCTTATTCACTATTTGAAAATATGCACATTTACTATGATAATTCAATGAATGAAAAAGAAGAAGAATTAAATACTTTAGCAGATGAAAAATTCACAGATACAACAGCAAAAAATAACTTTAAAAAGAAAGTCGCAAAACTTGAAAAATTAGACGGAGAAGAATTTAACACAGAATACGAAAAGTTAAAAGATGAAGTATCAAAGGCTAAATAGTTATGAATTATAAACACTATATAAAAAATTTAAAAAATGGTGGTTTACTTGACAAAGTCGACAGAGGATTTATTTCTTCTGTCGATAATAAATCAAGTTGGTATATATTTTATTATAATTGGTTTGTATTATTAATAACTAGTATGTTTGAATGGAAAAACCTACCAGATAGTATTGACCCTTTATATTTAGAAAAAATGTTAAATTTAAACGGATATGTTGGCTTTTTATTAGATGAAAACTTCGGTTTTATTGTTCAAAATGGGACTTTATCAAATCAATTAGATATATACGAAAATCCAACAAAATTTACAATAGTTAACCCAAATTATCACAAATTAGCACGTTTTGAATATAATGTAAATAACTATGCTGATATGTTAAATACTGAAAATGTAACAATTATAAATAACGACTTTTTCCAAAATTCTACTTTTTATTACGCAGATAAATTTGCTGTAGAGTTAGCAGACTTAGAACAAACTATTAGATTAGTTAGAAATACGTACCGTTGCCCTTACGTATTTTTGACAAGTGAAGAAAACAAATTAGCAATGAAAAACTTTTATCAAAAAATACAAGATGGGGAACAAGTTATCTATTTAAAAAATATTAAAGATAAAACAGGTATGATGGATAGTAGTTTATTAGATAAAGTGCAAGTATTAAATTTAGCTAATACAAACGCTAACGTTTTAGAAGATTTATATAATGAAAAGAAACGTATTATAAATACTTATTTAAATTATATTGGTATAACATATAATGATAATGGCAAAAAAGAAAGATTAATCACAGATGAAGTAAATTCACAAGATGGAATTACAGCAAGTAGTTTAGAAAGTAGGTTAAAAGCTAGACGAAAATCTGTAGATTTAATTAATCAATGTTATGGATTAGATATTGAAGTTAACATATCAAAGAATATACAAATTCACAATTTAGAAATGTTTGATGAAAGTATAGACGAATTAGAAAATATAGAAGATTTGGGATTGGTAAAAGAAGATGGCAAGATATACGATGACAATTCAACAGATACTGAAAAGTCTGAATAGAAATCAACAATTATTTCAAACAGAAAATAACGGTGATTATTTATCAGCTCAAGAATTAATTGACAAAACAAGTGAATATTTTTGGAAAAGAATTACACCTAATGAGTATTTAACTAAAGATTTTAAAGACAATTTTTTATTAAAGTTTTTTAATTCTGAAATATCATTTGAAACTGTAGAACCTTTTTTTAATAAGTTGTCAGTTATATTAAATACTGAATGCATTGATATGCTTAGAGTTGGCGAACAATTAAGAAAAGAAACACTTGATGAGTTAATGTCTACAAATCATAACAAAACTACATCAGATAATAAAACTAGACAAAGTTCAAAGAATTTGGAAGATACAACACCCGAAACAAACAAAAACATTGTTTTTAATTTTGACAAAGATAACGACAGTTTAATTAATTATGCTAATAGAATTTTAGAAAATTTTAACAAAGGTGATTATCACACAGAAACAGAAAGTAAAGGTAGAAATTCACAACCACTTTATCAACTATATTATACATTATCTCAATTAACAAATATATATAATCAAATATATAATATTTGTGATGAAAAATTATTTATGCAAATATTTTAAAGGCGGATATATGAAAGAATTTAAAAAGATTGATTTTGATATAATAACTTATATTAAATTTAAAAATAAATTAATAGTTAAAATAAAAGATAGAAAAACACAATTAGATAATAAATATATTTATCAATATTATGATAAAAACCTTAATTTATATTACTATTTAAGTTATAAATATTGTTATCCATCTAATAAAGTTAATAATAAAGACTTTAAACAAATATATTTAACTAGAGGTAAAATAATAACAGAATATACAAATATATTAGTATTTAGTATAATAAAAGAAAGTGAAGAACAATTAGACCCTAGATTATTACATTTGAATATGTTTACAAAAGTTATAGACGATAACGACTATTTTTCATCAATACCATTAGTAAACGAAATATCACATATAGACAATTTTATTGGAATAAAATCGTGTATAAGTGTTTGTTATGATTTAAATAAAAAGGATAACAAATGGGATAAATTTTTAATATCTTATAAAACAAACACTTGTTGTGAAAATAAAATTATAAGCGCAAGTAAAGGACACACGAAAAAATGATTGAAATAACTTTAAATGATAAGGATAAAAAAATAATCGTGAGTGGTCACAATTACAAGATATGTAATAGCTTGAGTGAAACACTTAATATTATTACATATCTTTTTTATTATAGACTTATTACAGAAAGAAAAGACGGGCAAAGTATTTTAGAATTTAAAGACGATATATTATATAATGTAATCAGAGATTATTTTTTATATAATTATATTGATAGGCATAAAGACGAAATAAAAATTGAGGTGATAGAAATTGAAGAAGAATTGTAATTGCTCTTGTAATTCAGATGAATTATATTTTAATAATGTATCTAATATAGATAGAGTTATTGAAAACATTTTAAATGAATTAAACAATTTCAAAGTATATTCAGATGAGGCTGAAATAATTGTTAATTCTGAAAAAGAAAGAGTTTTAAACGAAACAAAGAGAATTAAGGCAGAAACTCAAAGAATACAAAACGAAATCGAAAGAATAAAGCAAGAAGAAAAAAGACAAGGCAACAACAAAGAATTTACAGAAAACGAAACTCAAAGGTTAGAAAAATTCAAAGAAATAGAAGATAAAATAGCAGAAATTGAAAAAAGCGAAACAGAAAGAAAAACAAAATATAATGAATGGAATGATAAATTAAATTCATTTAATGATTTATCAAATACATTAAATTCAAAAATTGAAGAAATAAACAAAACTATTGAAAAAATAGAAAAGTTAGAAACAACTACAACAGAAGATAAAGACAAATTATATACTTTAATAGATAAAGTAGATAAAAATATAACTGATATTGAAAATACTACAAAAGAAATTAACAGTATAAAAGAAACAAACAATAAAGCTATACAAGAATTAAAAGCAAGTATAGAAGATATTAAAAAATTAGGTTTAAGTAATGAAAAAATAGGCACATTAGAAAAAGATATAAAATCTTTAAAAGATAAAAACGAAGAATACGATACAAAATTTGCAAAAAATGATATTAATTTAAAAGATTTAAGAGATAATGAAAAAGTTGTTGATAACTCTTTAAAATCTATTAATACAAAATTAGATGATTATAATACAAGAATTACAGAAAATAAAGAAAATGTTACTAATACTGAAAATTCTTTAGCATTAGCACAAGAAAAAATAAAAAACATTGAAAATTCTGTTAATAAGATTTTGGAAGGCTCATCAAGTGATACAAATGTAGACGTAACACAATTTAATTTTTTAAAATCTAAAGTTGAAAATAACGAAAAAGGTTTAGCAACTAATAACGAAACAATATCAACTTTAAAAACAAAAATATCTACTACAAGTGATAAAATTACACAATTAGAAAAAGATATTACAGATAAAGAAACAAATTTAGAAAATAAAATATCTACTACTAATTCAAGTATATCTTCACTTAATGAAAAAGTTAATACTAATCAAAAATCTTTAAATGACAAAGCAAATAAAACAGATTTAGATAACAAAGCAGATAAAAAACATACTCATAATATATCAGATATAACAGATTTAGAAACAACACTAGATAAAAAAGCTAATAAAAATGATGTTATAACAAAAGTTGATTTAAACTCAAAAGCTGATAAAGTAGATTTGGATAAAAAAGCTAATTTATCACATACTCACAAAATATCAGATATAACTAATTTACAAAGTGAATTAGACAAAAAAGCAAATAAAACAGAGGTTGTAACAAAAACAGCCGTTCAAGTTTTAATAGATAACAAAGCTAATAAAGAACATACACACAGAATATCAGATATAACTAATTTACAAGAAAATATTAATTCAATAAAAGCAAATACAGGAAGTATCTCAAAATTAACTAATGAATTAGACACCAAAATCAATAAATATGAATTAGTTACAGAAACTGACAAATTAAAAAATTTACTTGATAAAAAAGCTGATAAAGATGAATTAAATAATTTAAAAAGAACAATGTTTTGGGATTTAAATTATTCAAAAGCTACTTTTTCTACTGGTTTATTTGCTTTTAACTATGATGGTTATATTAACCTTGACGAAAAATACAAAGATATTATATTTACTACTAATAATTATAATAGTAATATAAGTATAGATAAAAATAAAGTTAGTAATTTTGACAAAAGCAGTGAAAGACTGTTATTATTTGTTGATAATAGAGGAGAATATAAAGCAGTTCAAGATATTTTACAAGTAGAAGGTAAAACACTTTATAGGGCAAAAGTTGAAGATGAATTATCAGATAGGTTTTATGTATCTAAAATAGAACAATTAACAAGGGTAAACTAGAAAGGATAATTAATGAAATATATAGATAATATAACAGATGATTATTTCAGAGAATACAAAGATAGATATAATCAGTATTGGATTAGAAGATGGGGAATGATACCACATTTACCAACAAGCTTGGATAATTCACAAAGTATATATGAATTATTGGCTTGGTTACAAAGAGCATTTAAAGATTTATTAGATGATTTTATCAATCAATCTTTAGAATTTGAAGAGTTTAAAAACAATTTAACAAATTTGTTAGAGGAATTAATACCCGATTTAATCAGACAATTTGTAAAATCAGATGAATTTAAAAATATCATTTTGAAAATTATCAGAGATTGGTACGAAGAAGAATTAAAGCCAATTATTGATAAAATGCAAAATGAAATTAATAACAATAAAGAAGAGATAGAAAAATTAAAAAATTCTATCGGAAATCTTGTTGAAAGACTTAACAGCATTGATAAAGAATTACAAAATATCAATAATAAAATAGATAATTTAGAACAACAAATAAAAAATCTACAAGGTAGTATTAATGATGGTCAAATTGATGATGATTTGTTAAACTTTATCAAAAATCTATATAATAATTTAAAAGATAGAGGACTAATAGACGGAAATTATTTGAAAGATGGTTTAGACTTTGCAATAGGTAATATCAACTTATTTGGACAAGATGAAGAACACTTTATAAGAACAAGCAAAGCAAACAAAGAAAACGACTTAATAGGTGGTATTTAATATGAGTGAATGGACAAAGTTTTATAATTTTTATGGTGGATTTGCTAAAACGGGAACAGCACAAGACGTTGCACTAATCGGGGGAGAGGCTAAACCTTACCCCTTTGGTGTTGACTTAGAAAGAGCAAATAAAAGTGGATTTGCGAAAGGTATTAGGTTCAAAAATACTGATAGAGTAGTTACTCTTGAATGTTCATTAGCACCTATTGTGCTAAATTTCCAAACAGCAAAACCAATCTACGATAAAACATATGTCAACTATGGGGGCAAATACGATTGGTTTTTGGAAATTGCTACAAGTGATGACCCAAATGCAAAAAGTGACGATAGCAAATATAAAGTAATACAAAATGAAAAAGTATTAACACACAATTGGTATTTACCTTTTTTATACAAAGAAGATGGTCAAGGGGGCTTGACTTGGCGTAATGGTTGTAAAAGTTCTTCATTTTCAAAAACATTTACAGTTGGTGAAAATGTAAAATGGGCACGTTTTATACTATCGGGAGCAAATCCCAAATATCCAAAGTCAATATATTTAAAGATAGAACAAATCATATTACCACCACCACCACCAAAACCAAAAAAATTTAGACCATTTGCAATAAGAAAAAATAATATATTTAAAACTTTAGATACTGAAAGTGGTTTTTTAAAAATTAGAAAATCGGGAGTATATCAAGATATAGAATTGATGAAGTTTACAGATACAAATAATGTAAATATGGGAAGTTGTAGGATAAGAAAAGGGGGCAATTTTGTTGGACAAGGAAAAATCGGAGAATAAATTAAAAGATACAGAGTTACAAATATACGAGGAAACACCATTCACAATAGATAATTTAGACGTAATAAGATTTAATAACGATTTAGAACAAGAATATTATTTTACCCATATATTAAAACCTAAAATAAAAGAAACTACACAAGCATATATAAAAAATACTAATTATTTATTAGTTAGAGGTAATAAAGAAGATAACAAATTTATAACTTATTTACGATTTAAAAATGTTGATGGATTTTGGTATTATGCATTTGTAATAGATATAGAATATATTAATTATAATACTACTAAAATTATATTTGAGTTAGATTTTTGGCAAACATACCACTTATCCCTAGATTTTGATAATATTTCTGGAATTATTGAACAAGGACACATTAAGAGAAATAATGATTATTTTAACAATGTTGTACCACTTAATCAAGGATTTGATACAGGTTTTAAAATAAATAAAAAGACTACTTATTTCAATAACAATGTAAACTGGTTAGTTTTTGTTATGAAAAGTGGAACAAAAATTGGTTCTAGAAAATTTGACGGTACATTTACTGGAACATACAAACCATACAGCTATTTCATATACCCTATTACTGATGAGGGCTACGGTTATAGTGTACAAGTTGGAGGGGTAACGATTGAAAATACAAATCTTGAAGATTTGATACACGAATTAACAAACGCTTTTACAAGTGATACAAATACAGTTAATAATTGTGTTAACATTTATACTACAAAATTTTTAGGGCTTGGTGAAAACTTGGACAAAGAGCCAATAGCATTAAGTAATCATTATTTTGAGATAGTAGGGATGGGAGAAGATGCAGACAGTGAAATAGCAGACGGAATAACACCTACTAACCCAGATGGAAGTTGTCCATCTTTACCACTTGGAACAGATAGCAATAAATACAGAATATCGGCGACTTATTTAGACCCTAATTATTCAGTAGGTGGACGCACGAAACATTGGGGGCTTGACTTATCCACAAAAGGTGTTGAAAACTTGCCAATATACGCAGTTCGTGATGGAATTGTAAAACGTTCGGAACTTAACCAAGGGGGATTTGGTAATTTAATAGTTATCAAACATACCAATGGTGATGATTATTTATCAGTATATGGACACTTGAATAAAAGGTTAGTTAATGTTGGAGATATTGTAAAACAAGGACAAAAAATAGGACTAAGTGGTAACACTGGAAATAGTACTGGGCCACATTTGCATTTTCAACTTAACACAGCTAATGAACATACATTCAGTGGAACAAATGCAACAAAAGACCCTTACCCATATTTGTTTAAATGTACACCAAAACCACAAGGTAACACAGATTGGCAAAAAGTAAATATTACTGGTGGATTGACTATGCCAAACGGAAGTATATCAGAAGAAAACTTGAAGAAATTAATTGCTTATTGTAATAAACGTAATATAAAACCATCATTTGCATTGGCACAACTTTACGAAGAGTCTTTTTGGGGTAATAGTTCCAATCGTTCAAGAGTTGAGAATAATTGGGGAGGTATAACATACCCCGGAGGTGGAGGAAATCCACAAAATGCAAACAAAAGACACAGAGGAAGTCCACGACCACGTAACGAGGGGGGATATTATGTTAAATATGATACTATTGATGTATTCTTTGATGATTACACATATTTAATTACCCACTTATATAATGTACAAGGAAAAACAACACTATTAGCTTACTGTAAAGCGCTAGACGGTTACGCTTGGGGCAAGGGCTATTGGAAGGGATATTATGATAATATTAACGCAGTATATCAAGGAATAGCAAAAAGGAACGCAAAATTCCCAGACCAAATAGACAAAGCATAATATTTAAAGAGGTTATAAAGATGAAGATTATACACTATAAAGGAAGTTACCAATTCAGAGAACAAGAGTTCCACATTGGTAATTTAATAGAAATTGCAAAAAAAGAAGTTATAAAAGACCTTGATTATTTAATAGATGAAAAAAATTTTGAGCCACAGCTAATGTCCACAGAATTTGTGGACTTGCTGATGAGGGATAACTATGGAAATAGTTATAATTTTGATATTAAATATTTAAAAAATGAAGATAATTACCTTGTTGTTAGAGGTAGTATTTCAGATAATAACCAAGTTCATTATACATTAAAAAATTATTTTATTGAACAATCGGAAAACACTATAGAACCAGAAGAAGATACAAGAAAGCATTATAAAAGATATAATAATTATTTAAGACAACATAACGAGATAAAAACCGGATTTATAGATAAGACACCACGAAGTATGCCAATTATAACAGATAGTGTTGCAAGTTTTATGCAAGCTAACAAAAATCAAATAGAGGCACAAAAACAAACGTTCAATGAAAACGCAGATATTATCAATAAACAAAATAACCTAAATACTGAAAGGACACTAATGAACAATAATTTTTCATTAGCAAATATTGATTTTCAAAATACACAAAATCTAGTTAATACTGGATTTGGTGTTGCTAATAGTTTGCTAGGAATTGGAATGGGTAATATTTTAGGTGGAACTCTTGGGCTTGGTGCTAATTTAATGAGTGGAATTTTTGGTTATGAAAAAGGACAAATGCTAAAAGAGCAACAGACGCAAGTTAATGATATGAATTTAGCAAGTGTTACTTTATCAAACTATAAAGCAAAATTAAATTATTTACAAGGTTTGAGAGGTTATAATGCTAGTCTTGGTGATGTTTATAACAGACCAAATACCATTCAACAATTAGGAAATGATATTTCATTTCAAGGTGGTTATAAATTAGACGGAATATATTTTGATATCAAGATAAGTAATAAAATAGCATTAAATAACGCTTATAACTATTTTAAACTATTTGGAATTAGACTAAATAAACAAATATCTAACTTGTGGAGATTTTTAGAAAATGGAAGAAGTGACTACAATTTTATTAAAATGAACAAAGTAGTTATAAACAATAACAAAGTACCACAACAAGCATTATCAATTATAGAAGAACTTTTCAAAAGTGGTGTTAGAATATGGAATTATAAACAAGATATGAAGTTTAAGGATTTTTCGGTAAAAAACTATGATAAATAACTACTATAAACTAGATAAATTATTAAGTTATAATTCTATGTTAAATATGGTTATTGGTGCGCGTGGTGTTGGCAAAACATTTGCAGTTAAAAAATATATGCTAGAACAAGCTATAAATAAAAAATCTAAAAGTATATATTTAAGAAGAAGAGATAGTGAATTATTAGGAATTGATAAAGAAAAATTTTTCCCTACAGAAATTTTACGTCAAGTATTTACTAATTTTGAAGAAATAGAAACAAAGAACAGCAGAGCAGAAACAACAATCAAATTTTTCGGAAATGGTAGAGAAAATGAATTAAAAATAAACTCAAAAAGGATAATTTTGAATGATATTGTTATAATTTATTTAAAATCTTTGTCAACAAGTATTAAGTTAAAAGGTAGTGAGTATGACGAAGTAGACACAGTATTATTTGATGAATTTCTAATAGATGAAATGGACAAGAATTTACGATATTTACCAAATGAAGTGGATTTGCTATTTCAATTTATGAGTTCAGTTTTTAGAAAAAGGACAAAAGTTAAAGTATTTATGTTAGCAAACGCAACAAATACCAATAACCCATACTTTGCATATTTTAGATTTGATTATAACGATTATAATACAAAAGAATATAATTACCTTAAAAAATACGGTGTTGTTGTTCACATAGCACCAAATAAACCTGTAGACTTTTCAAAAGAAAGTTTAGACGATAACCCACTATTAAAAATTATGCAAGATAGCCAAATTTTTAAAAGTAATGTTGAAAATGAATTCACAGTGAATAATTATTCCAATGTAAAAAAGATAAAAGGTAGAAAAACAAAGTTATATCAAATAGATTGTGGAAATAATCAAATATATAGTATATTTCAAAAAGGTAGTATAATTTACATTGATAATAGTTTTGAAAAAAATTTGAATAATATTACATTTAATAAGAATTTGATTAGTGATACAAGCATATATTTAGATAGAAGTAATTATATTTCAAAAATGTTAAGAGATAAATTTTATAAAAATGATATTATTTATTGCAATTTTGAGGTAAAATATAATGTAATGGAAGAATTAAATAATATTATTTAAAGGGGTAAAACAATGATAGAAAAAATAATAAGTATAAATAGCTTATTTTATGCTTTATTTGGTGTATCACTATATAAAGTATTTAAATATTTAATTGAAAAGATTAAAAAAGTAATTCATAATCAAGAGTTACAAGAACAATGTAACAAAATCATAATCGGCGAATTAGTGGATGCAAGAATTGACAAAGCATTAGAACGTGGTTACACATATAATGACGAATTAAAAGCGATAAATGTTTTGTATACTTGTTATAGAGATTTAAAAGGTAATGGACACGTTAAACAAATTTACGAAAAATATATATTATTGGAGGTAAAATAATGAAAAAAATTGGTGTTGACGTATCAAAGTATAACGGAAAAATAAATTGGGAACAAGCGAAAAAATCGGGAGTACAATTTGCTATTTTACGCCTTGGAAGTGGTTTTAATGGTGGATATATTGATAAAACATTTGACTATAATTATAAAGAATGTAAAAGAGTAGGTATTCCCGTAGGTTGCTACATTGCTAGTTACTGTAATATTGATAAAGAGATACAATTAACAAAACAAGCTATAAAAAATAAACAGTTTGAATATCCTATATATTTTGATATTGAGGATTTTAGTATTAAAAATAGAGGTTTTACAAAATCACAAATCACAAGTTTAACGGTTAAATTTTTATCCAGTCTTGAAAAATTAGGATATTATGTTGGACTATACACAAATAGAGCATTTTTAAATAGTAAATTTGATTGGGATAAAATAAAAAATTATGATATATGGATAGCACATTGGACACGCTATGCAAACTACGAGGGAGTATATCCAATGCACCAATTCACAAATGCTATGAAGTGGTATGGTATTCCATCAACTAGTGAGGGTGGAACAGATACAAATTATTGTTATATAGATTATCCAAACATTATAAAATTAAATGGTTTAAATGGATATAAAAAAGAGATTAAAAAAGAGGTTAAAAAAATGGAAATTACAAAAGAAATAAAAGACCAATTAAAAAATACTGTTGTAACATTTACAGACAAAAATTTAGAAAAAGCATTAAAGATAGCAGAAATTCACAAAGCACTTTTAGTACCTTGTAAATTTAATCTTGATTTTGGAAGAATGGTAAAATCTGGAGATACTATAATAGCTATAGGTGAGGAAAAATTAGGTAAAATTCAAGGTAAAAATTATGGTTTAACAAATTATTCAACATACCATATTAAAGACAGCGATAATATTGATGAATTTATTAAAGATAGATATAAATTTTTAGTTAAAAAATAAAATTGAGGGTATTATTATATACCCTCATTCTTTTATTGAAAATGTTGTAGTATAAATAAGTACTCCACCCTTGATTTGTTTTGTTGCCCTTTTACCTTTAAAAGTTGCCCCTAATTTAAAATTATCAAAGGTTACTTGCTTTTTAATCTCATCAGTCATACCAGCACCACGAACAGACAAAGACCCATCTATTAATTCTTCAATATATAATTTAGCCCTTAGATATTTACCACGTGTCGCTTGTTCTTCAATTTTCCAATCCCCAAATTTATAATCATCTATATTTAATTTAATTTCTTGACCCTCATCTAATAAATGTAAACTATCAGTATCACTATATAAGAAATGATTATAATTATCTTGTGCATTGTTTATAATCTCCCATCTACCGATAGAAGTAACAAACATAGCAAGTGGAACATAAACACCCGTTGTTTCTGTTAATTCCAAATCATTTTTAAATTTTAGTACATCATCTTCAAAATAAACTTCTTTTTCTTGTATTAATTTTTTAGTTCCAAATTTTCCGTATAAACTATTAAGTTTTAATTTGGCGTCTTGTGTCATTACAGCATTACCAATCTTTTTACCCTCAATTTTTCTATCTTTATATAAATTAATATATTTATCAAATAATCCTTTTTTAGCCGAAAATTCATATTTTATAACCTTTGAATTTTCCAATATATCGAAATCATATTGTCTTTTCATTAAATCTAAATCATAATTAGTTAATGTTATATTAAAATAGTGTCCTTGACTTGTTGTCAGATAATCTCTTTGTGTTTTATCTAACATAAATAAAATATCTTTATTTGCCAATATTTTTTCTTTAAAATATTCATCATTTTTGAAATATTCTTTATTACCTATTTTAATTTGAATAGAGGGTAAATGTTCATCTTTAATATCAAAAGCCACATTTAAATTATATACATAACAACAACTCTCAAACTCTTTAAAAATTATATCGTGCTTTTCCCTTGTATACTCATATTCTATTTTACGAGGTTTTCCAGTTGGTAACTTATAATTTAACATAATAGCAGGGTACATTGAGTTTTTATCATATACATTTATATTGCCCCTAATTTCTTTGTTCTGATATACAGGATTTGCAAAAGTCCACCCACCACGATAACCCATTCTGATTATTTCATCATTTTTTAGAGGTGGAAAAAGTTTTAAAAAATACGAAAATGATATCATTTCTTTATAAGTTGCCAACGCTTGACTACTTGCCGTAAATTTCTCAAAACCTTGTTCAAATATCATTTTATTCAAAGCCTTTGCCAATATCTCAACATCGCGGATTACATAATCTACATAGCCTTTTTTATAACATATATCTAAAGGTATTTTTTCTTCCGTTAAAGGTGTTATACCCTTTTCTACTGTTTTCAACATATCTTTTCCAATTTGTTTTATAGAAAAATTTAATATTTTTAAACTATCTCTTATTACTATTTTATAATCTTTATAATCATATGTAATAGAGTACCATTGCCCCATATCATTTATAAAAGTATCAAATTCTATTTCTTTTTCGTTAAAATAATTTAATATATAACTACCATCAAATTTTAAGTTATGAAAATAAATTATACAATCTTTGTTATCTTGTTGTTCAATTTGTTTGTGTACTTGATTAAAAAACTCTTCTGTACTTGTTGATATTCTGTATTCTTGCATATCATAACATTTTCTAATATCAACAAAGCAATTTAACCACGTTACAAGCTTTTTATTATTTATATCACGTTCTAAATTTTCTTCAAAAATTGTAGTCGTTTCAAAATCAGCCGCCAACAAGTAAAATTGTGAATTATTATATTTTTTATTCTTTTTAGTAAAAATTCTATCAAGTTTTTTCATTGTCTATTTCCTTTTAGTAGTGGTTTTCTATCCATAAATATAGCTAATTCTTTGTCAAGGTCAAGTAACCTATTATTAGCCACTTTTAGTGGTTCGTCACTATCGTTAGTTAAACTCATTTCAAAATCCAATGTTTTTGGTGACGTTTTAACCAAATCATCAAAATTTACCTTGTATTCTTTAGTTTTGTGATAAAATTTCAAAAATTGCTCTGGTGATAATTTTCTAAACCTATTAACCATTCTTGAATATTGTTGTTTTTGTGTTTTATTCATAAAGCGTGTATTTTTGACTATATAGTCCATATTTTCTACAATTTTATTCTGTAAACTTTTAGCCGATTGATTTTCTTTAGCTTTAATATTTGATATACTTGTATAGTTCATAACATCGTAATATTTTGCCTTGTTTATACTAACATTTTGATTAATTTGAGAGTTTATGCCGTATTCTTTTTTCTTGTATCTTTTATATCTTTTTACATTTTGTTCATAAGTACTAGAAGATATTAACCCATCACGGCTATTTATATAATATGGGTAATCGTGCATAACAGATAATTTACCATAGCTTTTAACCTCATCATAAACTTGAGATAACTCCCTATCACTAAGAGTAGAAAATTTTGAGGTGTTAGACAGTCCGTAAAGTTTTTCAACCTCTCTTTTTTTAGCACCATTTCTCAATAAATTATTTCTTTGGGTATTAAGGGAGCGTAACATTTGCCCCCTTGTTGCCCTTTTACTATAATTACCCATTTTTTAACGTCTATAACCATCATTAAATGGTGTATCTTGTGGTTGTTCTTGTTTTTCGTCTTTTCTTACATTAGGTAAAAAAGTAAAATTATTTACTAAAACATCAGTTGTATATACTTTGCCACCTTTTTTGTTTTCATAACTACCAGTCGTAATACTACCAGTAATACCGATTATATCCCCTTTTTTAGTATAACTTGCTAAAGTTTCAGCCATTTTGTTAAATGCAACACAGCTAATAAAATCCGTTTTATCTCCATATTCATTTACAGCTAATGTAAAATTAGCCACTACTGTTTTTTCATTTACTGTTTTAATATCAATATCTTTTACAAATCTACCTATTAATTGTACACTATTCATTATTTAACCTCACTTTAATTTTTTCTTATTTTGTGTTATAATTAATTTAGAATATAATTTTACTTTTAGTCTACAAATTATATATGATAACCCATTGATTTGGGATATAATTTGTTTGAGCGTCTTTATCAAACGCATTTTAAAAGATTTTATATTCAAATTATAGCTAATTATTTTTATAGTTAGCTATTTTTTTTTTTACTTGTTCTTCAGTCCTACACCCTTTGATATATTGCCATAAATTATAATATTCTTGATAATTATTGAAATTACAATTAATAATAAATAACTTGACTTTAAAAGAATATACACCGTTAAATTTTTTTATGAAATATACTATAAATTGTTCTTCCCAATAGTCAAGCCCATTATTGTTTACCATTGCTCTAACTTTTACCGAGTAATGTTTAAATTTATCATCACAATAACTATCTATATATTTAATTAATAATCCTTTGCATCTTGTGTAGTCCTTTTTATCCATAGCAACCTATTATCACTATTTAAACTATTTATATATTGTCTTGTCGATTTTCCCGAACAATTAGAAAATGGATAATATAAATTACCTAACTTATCTATACCATATAATAACTTATTTTTATCGTAAACATAAGATACAATTAAATCAGAATTTATATTTTTAACATCATCTAAATCAAGTTCCTTTGGCTTTTCAATAGTTAAAATCGTGTATTCTTTAGACATATTTACACCCCCTTTGCCTTTGTTATACTCTTATTATACCATTGTATTTTTATATTGTCAAGTATTCTTTTAAAGAAATTTTGACGATATAACAAGTAAATTTATTAATAATAATAATTTAATAAAATTATTTACTATTATAAGTAACTTATTAACTGTTCTGTAATTATCACTTGTTTTTTTAATTTGCTTTTTATCCCTTGTTTTAGACACTTGACAAGGTTTTTTTATTCCTTGCCATATTGTATCATCAAAGTTATTATTTGCCATCTTAAATATCCCCCTTGTATCTTTTAACTGTATCTTTATTATATCATCTTTGATTTAGCTTGTCAAGTACTTTTTAATATTTTTATTTATTACTTGTCAATCACTATTTACTATACTATTATTATACCACCTTTTTATTATTTGTCAAGTGTTTTGTATAAGTTTATTTATATTGTATGTAGTTATCTTAATAGAACAAATGTTCTGAACGTGTGTTCTATATATTATATTGTTATAATAGTTATATTGTATAATATGTATAGAACGTATGTTCGATTTTGGTCAAAAATTTTGTGTCTGTTTAAAATTGTTATGGTCTATAGCTAATTTAATTGACGCCAACAAAAAATAAATACCTAGTCCAGAATTAGTTATAAAGTATAAATGTTATATGGGGAAAAAAGGTCAAAGAAGTATTACCAATATCCCTGGATGTGCTGCGATGTTGCCTTGCAAGCTGGCATTAACTGTATTTTTGTAGGTGGTGACTGAGCGGCAG